TCCTACTCGCGGTGGTATCAAGTACAAGCCATTTGAATATCAAGAACGGCTAATAGATACATATCATAACTATCGTTATTCAATATCAATGATGCCTAGGCAAACAGGTAAATCAACATCAGCCGCAGGCTATTTGTTATGGTATGCTATGTTTGTATCAGATGCAACAGTATTAGTAGCCGCACACAAATATGCAGGTGCTCAGGAGATTATGCAACGTGTTAGATACGCATACGAAGCATGTCCAGATCATATCAGAGCAGGTGCTGTTAGTTATAATAAAGGTAGTATAGAATTCGACAACGGCAGTCGTATAGTAGCACAAACAACAACTGAAAACACTGGACGAGGTATGTCAATATCAATGTTGTACTGTGATGAGTTCGCGTTTGTTAGACCTACTATTGCTCGAGAGTTTTGGACTTCAATATCACCTACACTAGCAACAGGTGGTAAAGCAATTATTACATCAACTCCAAACTCAGATGAAGATCAATTTGCTCTATTATGGAAAGGAGCAAACAAGTGCGAAGATGAACATGGTAACGAAACAAAACTAGGAGTCAATGGATTTAAAGCATTCCGGTCATATTGGAAAGAACATCCTGACAGGGATGACACGTGGGCAGATGAAGAACGTGCTAAATTAGGTGATGAACGTTTTAGACGTGAAATGGATTGTGAATTTATTATTAACGATGAAACACTGATTGCTCCAATACACTTAATGGAAATGCACGGCGAAGAGCCAGGCAAAAAAACAGGACAAGTTCGTTGGTTTGGCGATATAACTCCTAATCACTTATATGTTGTAGCCTGGGATCCAAGTTTAGGAACAGGTGGTGATTATGCCGCAATGGAAATATTCGATGCCAATACAATGACACAGGTAGCAGAGTGGAAACATAATAAAACCACAATACCTGAACAAGTTAGAATCTTTGCTGATATAATTAAAGCGTTAGAAAGTCAGGTAGGTGAAAGAAATAATATATATTATTCTGTAGAGAACAATACTATAGGTGAAGCCGCATTGATATCTATTGCTGACTACGGTGAAGATAGTATTAAAGGTATATTTTTAAGTGAAGACAAGAAGGCAGGAGTTGGAAGACGATATCGTAAAGGCTTTAACACAACAAATAAAAATAAAATAGCGTCTTGTAGTAAATTTAAAACACTAGTTGAACAAAAAAGATTAACAGTTAAATCAAAAGCATTGATCAGTGAACTTAAAAATTTTGTAGCACATGGAACAAGCTATGCGGCCAAACCAGGTGAACACGACGATCTGGTTATGGCTACAATTTTAGCAGTTAGAATGCTACAACAGATACAAAATTATCATAAAAGTATAGGTGAAACAATGACAGACCACAGCGATAATCGAATTGACCCGATGCCGTTTATAATGTTTTAGATAAATATTGCTATGATATCAAAAACAGACATTAACCAGAATTTATATAACTTATTAACGACCAAAAACTTTGAACTAGTTACTAGAGATAACAAAGGTAAAGAAGCGGCTGATCCTAAAGAAGCTGAACTGTTTAGCTTTGATTATAAGATAGACGACACTAACTATGGCACGATTGTAATTACTATCACTCCAGAAGGTAACTTAGAAGTATTTTATGGTGACTCTTTAGGTAGAGGTATGGAGAAAGACCATAGAAGCGAGTGGTATGATTTTCTCTACCAGCTGAGACATTTTTCAAGACGCAATATGTTAGGTTTTGAATTAAAGAATATGAATAAATTAAAATATGCAATGAAAACAAGAAGTCAAGTTGAAGAATCAAAATACTATGGTTATAAGAAAACATCATATACCAAACCAACAAAAGAAGCAAAACTTAAAATAGTACATTCAAAACCAATTGACGAGGAACAAGGCGATAAACGATATAGAAATATATCTTCACTGTATATTGAGAATGCAGACGGTGAACGTTTTAAACTACCTTTTACAAAATTATTTGCTGGTCGTGCTATGGCTAGACACGTAAGCGAAGGTGGAACTCCACATGATCAATTTGGACAACACATCTGTGAACTAGTATCAGACATAGGAGTATTAGGTAATTTTGTAAGAGCAAGTAGAGGCAAAGAATTTACAGATACAGCTACAACAGCAATGAGAGAAGCCGGTGTTAGACATTATGCTGATCTTAAAAAGAAAGTTAAACGTATGATTGGTAAACGAGGATACCGTGAACAGTTTGATCAGTTTGATCCTAGTTTAGACAATGTACATGAAGAAATTACAGATCAGTTACGTGATATGTTTACAGAGACACTACTAGATACTAGGATAGAAGAAGCTATTCCGGTATTAAATAAATTAGAGGCGAGGAACTCAGTTATGAAAGAACTTAACGAATTTGAACAATGGGCAGATGAAACAACCCAGCTAGACTTAGGAGAAGGGTTTGATCCTACAGAATTTGAAGGCAAAATTGAAAAGGATGGTAAAACAATAACATATCATGCTGATGTAGATAACGAACAAAACAGAGTACATGTAACTAAGTGTTCAGACGAGCAATATAGAGATGAATGCCAAGCAGATGCTGAAGCAGAGTGGGACGCAAGAGACGCAGACGTGCCTATGGAAGACAAAGAATATGAATGCCCAACTTGTCGTGGCGCAGGTGAATATCGCGATGAAGAACATAAAAAACATGATTGCCCAGACTGTGATGGCGAAGGCAAGTATGTTGATGTTGTTGATCTGGAAGAAGATGAGAATAGAGAGGCAGTACACGATGCTATTCTTCGACGTTTCCAAGACAATCTAGATCTAGTTATTAAAGTAGGTGGACCAAAAGAAACAATGGATGCGATTAGAGACTATGTAGACAGTGAAGATTGGAGTGATCTACAAGAGATAGGAACCAGTGACGTAAGTGCATGGGTCGACAACATTGTTAACACATACTCAAAAGATAACGCAGTAACTGAAGGTAAAATGAAAGACCTGATGACGGATATAGACGAATTATCAGACGAAGAATTTGAAGAAAAATATAAAACTAAAAAGCCAATATACTGGGACGAAGTTAAAACTAAAGGACTAAGACAAGATCCTAAAAAACCAGCATACATTAGTAAAATAAAAAAAGAAGACTTAGCCGCAGAGGATACAGAAATGAACGAAGGTAAATTCACACAAGAAGAAGTACAGAAAGCTATTAGAATAGCAATGCACATGAAAGGTGATATGACAGACGCAACAGATGCTATTGATGCTATACACCCAGGATTAACTAAACATCCTGAAGTTGAAGATGCTCTTAAACAAGCTAATGAAAGCACTGAAGAAGTTGTTGCCGAAGGCCCTACTAGAAAAGACTTTCAAATGGTAGCTGACTTACTTAAAGATAATCCAAATATGGCTGATCGTAAAGCTAAAGCAAAAGAATACTGTGATAAGTTTGCGAAAATGAATCCACGGTTTGACAAAGAAAGATTTTTAAAAGCTTGTGGCGTAACTGAAGCCATTGAAGAAGATGACTTTGAAGAAGGAAATGAATTCTCAGGTGCGTTAGCTCAAGCTAAAAAAGATGGCAAACAAGAATTTGAAGTAGACGGTAAAGTTTACAAAGTTACAGAAGATGAATTAGAAGCAATATTAAGGTTGGCTAGATAGTTCGTACTTAGTACGAGCTGTAAAAAAGAGTATACTGTACGTAAGTTATACTCTTTTTTTACGACTTTGGTAAAATATACTAATATAATGGTTGTAAAGCTAAATAAAGTATCATATAATGTAACTGTTGTATGATTTATACACATTTAAAAATAAACATTATGGCACATATAGGAGAAGTACAATGGCATCATTGGCAGAAATTAGAGCAAAACTCACACAAGCAGAAGCAAGAACATCAAACAATTCACAAGGTGGCGGCGATAACGCTATCTATCCACACTGGAATATTCAGGAAGGTGCGACATCAACACTTAGATTCTTAGGTGACGGTGATCCAAACAACTCATTCTTTTGGGTTGAACGTAACATGATTCGTTTACCATTTAACGGCATTAAAGGCGAAATGGACAATAAACAAGTCCAAGTACAGATTCCTTGTATTGAAATGTGGGGCGAGTCGTGTCCAATTCTAGCAGAAGTTAGAACTTGGTTTAAAGATCCAGCATTAGAAGAAATGGGTCGCAAGTATTGGAAGAAACGTTCATACTTATTCCAAGGCTTTGTAAGAGAGAATCCGTTATCAGATGATCAAACACCAGAGAATCCAATCCGTAGATTTGTTATGAGTCCACAGATTTTCAATATTATTAAAACAGCATTAATGGATCCAGAGATGGAAGAACTACCTACAGATCCAATGCGTGGTATTGACTTCCGTGTTGTTAAAACACAGAAAGGTGGTTATGCTGATTACACAACATCAACATGGGCACGTAAAGAAACTGCGTTAACAGAAGCTGAACAAGCGGCTATTGATAAACATGGCTTATATAACTTAAATGATTTTCTTCCTAAGAAACCTAGTGAAGTTGAACTTAAAGTTATGAAAGAAATGTTTGAAGCATCAGTAGACGGTAGACCGTATGACGCAGAGAAATATGGTGCTTATTTTAGACCATATGGCATGCAAGCGCCAGCAGGATCAACACCAGCAACAGCGGCACCAGCGGCTCCAAAAGCAGACACTTTTGAACAAGTGGCACCTACAGCGACAGCAACACCTGCTCCAGCAGTAGAAGCTCCAAAAGTAGAACCTGTAGCTGAAACAGCACCTGCGGCTACTCCAGCACCAGCTGAAGCGGCACCAGCAGAGTCAGGATCAAAAGCAGAAGATATACTTGCTATGATTCGTTCAAGACAGTCGTCTAAATAGACTATTAGATTATCAGGCAGTGGCAACACTGCCTTGATGTCTTTAACACAATGACACTCGCTGAATATTTTAAAAAATTTTTAAAGTTTGTTGATAATAAACTACAAATTGCGGACCACCTTGGCGGCTTTGATGAGAACTTACAGTCAGAAATATTAACTGAAGTTGTTAAGTTAGCTAAAGAAAAAAATATATCTACTATAGAAACAGCTTATGTATTTCCACCAAAGTTTAATGACAAATATGGCGTCAAATTCTGTTACAACGAAGATTTAGTTACAGGTAGAGGCTGGCAAGAGATGATAACGTATAATATACATCCAGAGCAAGATTTTAAAAACTTTATTTGTAGCTTTAACGGATCACCGCACGTTAGCAGACGGCTCCTAACATCAGCACTAAACAAATTTGGATACTTTAATAAAGATTATTGTAGTAAAAACTTCAAACACCAT